TAAAAGATGGTCTAATCAAGGAATACTAATGCTTAACACCGCACTTACTACTGAAGTGCAAAAGATTGGGGCCCATTATGAAATATGGAAATCATTTACTGCATATTTATTAGATTGGTTAAATAACTACAATCCGGGATTAATTTATGTGTACATGGGTAAAAAAGCTGAAGAATGGTCTGAGCTTACTAATGATAATAATTATAAGTTTACTGTTAAACATCCTGCTTCTGCTGCTTATACTGGCAGTAAATGGGATAGTAATGATATCTTTAATAAGATATCTAAAGTTGTAATGGAAAATAATGGTTACAAAATAATTTGGTAAAATGACAGAAATCTTTAATAAACTCATCAGAGAAGGTTTAACACCTAACACTTTTTATGTATTATATTGTGTCAAAGAAAAAATTGTAGTAGGCAACTTTGTAAATAAAGCATTAGAATGCACAAAATTACGAAATGATGGTTGGCTTGATGGAAATTTGCAATTAACATCAAAAAGTATTATCTTTATTACTGAAATAGATGGTTATTTCAGAAAAGCAAAAAAGAAAACTACTACAGATTTATTAGGAGATTCTTTTATTGAAAACATAAAACAATACAATGAGATATTTCCTAATATAAAACTTTCTAGTAGTAAATATGCTAGAGTAAATCCTAAAACTCTTGAGAATGGTTTTAGATGGTTTTTTGAGAATTATGATTATTCTTGGGAAGTAATTCTTAAAGCTACATTAAAATATGTTAATGAATATAGTATTCGTAGATATGACTATATGAGAACATCACAGTATTTTATCAGAAAACAAAATACTGATAAAACTTGGGATTCAGATTTAGCAACTTATTGTGAACTAATAATCAGTGGAGAAGATGAAGTAATAGATTATTTTAAAGAGAGAGTAGATTAATGAAAAATAAAAAGTTTTTAATTGCTTTAGCATTTTTAGGAACTTTGTTAGGTTGGTCTTTAACAGATATTTTCATAATTAAGTTAAGTATTTTACAATTTATAGGAATTGAGATACTTATAACTTTATTTCATGGATTATACAACCAAACAAAACTGAACATAATTAAAAATTCATAATATGAATCAATTCAATGGAGCCGCACCTTTAATACCGGTAAGTGAGAGAGATGCTCTCAAAAAAGCAATTTATAAAATAGATGCTAGAAGAAAAGGAAGACTGAAGTCATTAAAAAGTGCTTGGCCAAAATTTAATGATGCATTTTGTGATGGATTAGAATGGAGAACTATCACCGTTGTTGGTGCTAGACCTGGAACAGGTAAAACTTTATTTATGGAACAATTAATTGATGATATTATTCAATTTAATCAAGATCATGAATTTAGAATACTTAAGTTTCAGTTTGAAATGCTTGATGAAACCAATGGTATTAGAAAGCTTAGTTTAAATACAGGTTATGATTACAATTCTTTAATGAGTAAAGCAGAACCATTAGATGATGCTATATTTAACAAATGTGTTAATCTTTATCGCAAATCTGAAAACAGAGATGTTATTGATGTTGTGTATGATCCTTGTACAGTTGATGTAATGTGTGCAACAATACATCATCATATGGAAAAACATGCTGTAATGATTCAAGATAAAGATGGTAAAATGGTTAAAAAGTACAATAACATGCTTGTTACCATAGACCACTCAGCACTATTTAAAGTTGCCAAGGGAGAAAAAGATAAGTTTGAGATGCTGTATGCTCTAGGAGAAGCCCTTACTTATATGAAAAAACATTACCCTATAGCTTTTGTGGTGTTGAGTCAGCTCAATAGAAATATTGATCATCCGGACAGAGCTCGGGATGGAGAATATGGTAATTATGTATTAGATTCTGACTTATTCGGAGCAGATGCCTTATTGCAACATGCTGATGTAGTATTGGGTATAAATAAACCATCTATTAGAAAGATCAGACAATATGGTCCAGAAAAGTTTATCATTGAAGATGATGATACTCTAGTATTTCATTTTCTTAAATCTAGAAATGGTCTTACTAAAATTAGCTTCTTTAAATTAGATAGACAAAACATGAGAATCGTAGAGATGGATCCTCCAGCACAAGCTACAGCAATGAGTATAAAAAACAAATAATAAATTATGGATAGAAAAAAGAAAGAAAAAGAGTATTTTGCATATCATGCAAACACTTTTAAGAATTTAAAGCTTGCAAGTCCCAATTTTACATTAAAAATGGCTTTTTATGAAAAAGGTAAATTTGGAAGAAACATTCAGCTTTATGAAAGTGAGCTTAAAAGAAATGAAGACCTTTATATGGAATTCATTGATGTAATAAGAGATGAACGGGGAAATGAAGTGGATTATTCTCCTATGTTGGAAGACAGACCTCTCTTTAAATTTAAGGCTAATCCTTTTTTTGCTGAGGAATATGAGCTTAGAGAAAGATCCGGAGGATATTCTGTATACATTATTTCAGTAAGTGAATTAATGGTTATACAGAAAGATGGAACTGAAATTTCTTATGCTCTTTATGAGAAAAGAAAAGAAGAGCAAAAAGCAAAAACAGACAGCTTACCTAAATTACAAAGTACATTATCAGTATTTCCGGATTTTGAAGAAGAAACTCTTGTCAAAAAATCTGATTTAAGTATTGATATTACACTTGAAGATGAAGAGTCAGTTTCAGATATTCTTAACAGAATGGCAAAAGATTTTCAAAAATTAGCATTAAAATTTGAATAACATGAGTATAGTACTTCCAACTAAAAAAGTGCAGGCTGAAAGACAAAATCCTAAAAGAATTGTGATTTATTCTAAGCCTAAGACTGGTAAAACTACTGCATACGCAGGACTTGAAGATAACCTTATTTTAGATTTAGAGAACGGGACAGACTTTGTTGAAGCTCTTAAAATAAAAGTAAATAATCTTCAAGAACTTTTGGACACTGGTAAAGCAATCAAAGCTGCAGGTAATCCATACAAGTTTGTTACTATTGATACAGTTACAGCCTTAGAAGATATGATACAACCTCTTGCTATCAAACTTTACCGGGCAACACCGATGGGAAAGAACTTTGATGGTGATAATGTAACAACACTACCAAATGGGGCAGGTTATTTATATATCCGTCAAGCATTCTTCCAAGTTTTAGATTTTATTGATACATTAGCGCCCACAATTATTCTATCAGGTCACATAAAAGACAAAGTGGTAGATGATAAAGGTGAAATGGTCATGTCTGCAAATATAGATTTGACAGGTAAAATAAAATCATTGATTTGTGCAAATGCTGATGCTATTGGTTACATGTATAGAAAAGGTAATAAAACTATTTTGTCATTTAAGACTAATGAAGAGGTTACATGTGGTGCAAGACCAGAACATTTACGTAATCAAGAAATAGTAATTACTGAAATAATTGATGGAGAGTTAAAAACTTCATGGGAAAAAGTATTCATTAACAAATAAAATAAAAACAAATGGGATTAAGTACAACTGATTTAGGAGGTGGTTCCTCTTTAGCAAAAACAATTGCTCCAGGCAATCATGTTTTAAAAATCAATAGTATTGAACTAGAAGAATTCAGATTTATTGAAAATGCATACCACTTAATGTTGCATGTAGAAACAGAACCTCTTAGTGATGATTTTGAAGGTTTTATGATTGATAAGGATGATGAATCAAAAGGTAGATATCAGGGTCAGATTGGTAGAGTAAAGGCAAGTCAATATGCTTATGCTGATGGGGAAACTAAATCTGGTATTAAGATTCAAAGAGACCGGTCTATCTTAATGTTTTTACAAGGTTTATCAAAAACTCTTGGTATTAATGACTGGTTTGTAGATCAAGATGGTAAGCATGATACTATTGAAGATTTTGTAAAGTCTTTTAACAAGACTGCTCCTTTCAGAGATAAGTATCTTAGTTTTTGTGTAGCTGGTAAAGAGTATCTTAATAGAAATGACTACACCAGTTATGATATGTGGTTACCAAAAGCTGAGGGTAGAAAATATGCTTTTGGAGATTTAGAATCTAATTCTATAATAACCTATGATGAATCTAAACATCTTAAAAAATTAGAAACAAAAGAAGTAAAGAAGTTTGGTGATGATGACGATGAGTTATCTATGCCAAGTCCTTCTTCTGATTTCAGTCTAGACTAGTATTAGTAGTAGTTATAGGGGGAAGTCTAACTTCTCCCTATTTTTATTTTTACAGCTATGATTTCTACTAAAAA